TATAAAAATACAATTTAAAAGTCTAGTAGGTGTAGAGATTATTAGTTCTAAACAGGCTTCGAATATTAAAGAAAATTGATCTTTTGTTAAATTCATAGAAAAAATTAAATTAAAACTTGAGCGTAATTGTTCAATAGGAATTATGATGCGGAAAGCTTGAGATAACATTCGTTGTAAAATTGGGTGCATTTTCTTATCCCACCACTTAAAATCTCCATCATACATGTTTCGAGGACTGCGTTGTAGTATACTTTTTGCAAATTTGTCCCATTCTGAACACAAAGGGTTCATTCCTACCATAATACCATTACGATGTCGATTTTGAGAAGTGTGAATCATCAATTCACCAAAAAAGAAGCGATATAAAAGAGTCAATAACAAAGTACCAGCTTGAAAAATTCGTGGATCTTTGGTTTTCCCCGTATCATCAACATTACGCAACTCATCCTTGAAAGTTGTTGTGTAATACTCATCATACTTGAATGTACCATTGATCACCTGTGTTGCAAAATCACGTACCCTTTGTTTCATTGGTTCCTTTATAATACCGTGATCATAATCAAGCCATTCCTTCTTTCCACCATCAAATCCAAAACCGGCGGACGTTTTTGGATCAATGCGATTGAGATGTTCATTTCCAAGCACGAGCTCACGCTCAGTCAAACCCTTAAATTTGAAATTACCATTTGGTTTAAGTTTTTCTATAATAACATCGCGAGCAAATTCTACTGGTTTGAGATCTATATTGGGTGTTTCAGTAAAAGAATCAACAGAAAGCGCTAACATCTTCTTTTTTTCTTTAAATTCAGCAGGTTTGCGTTCAACAGGAAAAATGCCATGAACAAGAGATGGTGAGATGGAGCTTTTATTATTAACAAAATTGGGTACTTCGACGTCTATACGAGCTCCTGAGAATTTATCATTATTAAATTGAACGGTGGGTAAAACTACACCAAAAGTAACATCAAAAATTTTTTGCAATTGCACCAAGACAGAAGAATGTATAACACGAGCTATTCCTTGAGATGTTTCAATACCATTAGAGATTATATCACGTCGAGCACAATGCATGGCTACTAAATAACCGTCAGCATTAACGATCCACGCTCCGCAAAATCCATCAGTATTATATGAATAAACAAG